AGACCAGTGCCAGGTCCTTGTGTTCCAGTGTAAGCCCAAGAAGTAATCATTCCACCAACAGCAAGTCTTGGATGATTGTATGTTTCGCTATTTGCAGGTTGTGATGTTGTGTAATTTGTTAAATCAAGTACGTAGGTTCCCATATTGTGATCAATTACTTTTGTACCATCTACATAAACACGAAGGTAATTATTATTATTATTTACATGTTGGGCAACAACAACAACGTGGTGTCTTTCATAATCAAAAAGGTTGAGATTACCAGCAGTTGAAACTTCTACAAAAGGATTGTTTGGATCTGGTTTATTGTATTGCAACCAAAGTTTGTTGTTAAATTGATAAAGTAATGCATACTGATTATCTTTATAACCATTAATATTCCAAACCATTCTGTCTGCAGTTCCAGTAGATTCATCATCTCCAGAGCGTTGCATCCAGAATGATGAGTGCCAATTGTTTGTAGATGTGCCCCAATTGTCATTCCATTCTGATTCTTTAAGAATAATTCCATCTTGTCTAAAATCTATGCCTGCTGTTTTTGCAGATCTGTTATTAATTCCAAATGCTGGTGATGTAACTGTTCCAGCATAGGTAGTAGGGATTACAAAGTAATCGTTATCAGAACCAAAATCTTGATATGCAACTTGACCATCAAATGTTACGTATCTAAATGGGGTCAGGTTTGTATGGACATATGAGTAATATGTGTCATCAAGTGCAAAGTTATTGTTACTCATTTCAGCAAATACCGTCAGAACTTCAGCATTCTTGCGATAATCTGGTGTGCCATAGAATGATGGATTAACCGATAAAGCAGATGCTGTACCAGGTGTTGTGGTAAATGTTAAGAATCTTTGTGCCAATACTGTTGGATCTACAAATAATGCTGAGCCAGTAATTGGTGTTGCTGGGAAGTTTTTATTTTCTTCACGAAGAAGGTCTGGCTCTGGGAATGTTGCATCTGCCTCAAATGGGCTAGCAACTACTGTTTTATTTGGGCTTAATGTGTCAATAAAGTTGTAGTGGCTTTGTATGGCCGATGTTCCAATTGCTGTTGGATATATTGCAACTTCATCCCACATAACTGGTGCTTGAACGAGTGCAATTGTTCCACCAGTAACAGTCCAACGCATAGACCCAATACCACTAGTTAATTGTGCAAATAAGTTCGCTCTTGATGACAAAAACGGTTTTGTCTGTGAACCAACAAGAATATTATTAATATAAATTGAAACCTTCATATCGCTAGTTGAAGAAGGTTCAAACTGAACCACCATATGATGCCAGGTATTGTGAAGCATAGAATAATTTTCTGGAGCAATTGAAAATGTATAGGTTTGGTCTCCACCTGTTGTGTTGATTGTATTTATATCTACTATTAAAGTTATTAGTGATAAAGATTGTTTTAGATCAATACCTAAAACTCCATCTTGGTATTTCCAAGTAGAACTGTTTGCTTGTGTTGTAGTAATTGATGGTTTGTACCACCATTCATGAGTAAAGTTTTTTGTTATATACAGATCTGCCAGTATATCTGGAAACTTTGCTTCATCTAAATATGCCCATGTATTTTGATTAGAAGTACCACTTAAATATTGTGGAGATGTTCCATCACCTATACCAGACATTGGCTCACCACTTGGCTGTTGTGTAATTGACCAAGATGTTGATCCAGCAGGACCCTTCTCAATAACTCCAAAATCTGCAGAACCTTCATTGAGAAGTGTTGTATTTCCACCAGTCCAGGTTCTTACATAATAAAGTGGATTTAAGTCTTTTACTAATTTAAAGTATGTGGTTGGTACAGATACAGTGCCTGTCATTATTGCATTTGAAGCAACCATAGGTGCCACAATGCGATTTACACTATCTGGACCATATCTAAATGGCTCAACCATAAGGGCTGATGCAGATCCAACTAGTTCTGCTGGATAACTTACAGTAGCGGCAACAACAACGCTGTGCTGTTCTATATCTGCAGATGCCTCCATTAACTGTGCAGATGTTGATGTATTTATTACAGCAACAACACTAAATGGATTAATAAATTCAGCAGATACTAATATTGATGTTGTAACTTCAACATGGTTTGGAGACTCAACAACAAGCGTTGGCTCTACAAACAATGAAGATGCGGATGCAAAGGTTTCTTGGTTGTTAGCACTACCAGAGATTGTTGGGTCAGTTATTAGCGAGGAAGCAGTACCTGGCTCTGTTCCAAAAGATACACCAATTGTTGTTGACACTGCTGATTCTGGAAAATGTCCATTGCTTGCTGTTGCTGGTGTTGTTGTAAAGTTTATGTTTGTTGCAGCAGTTTGTGTTCCTGCTGTCCATATTTCTGATATTGCTGTGGCATCAAGTATTGCTGGGTCAGCAACAAAATAGTTAGCAATTTTCCAAGTTGATCCTGTTGCTGATGAATTAGAGTTAAACTGGACTTGAGTAGGAGATTGAATAGTTGCCTGATTTAGTGTAGAAATTAAAGATCCGTCAAGATAAACCTGAATACTGTTTGCCGCATTTGCAAATCTTCTAACTGCTAAAAAATACCAGCGATTTGCTTCAAGAGTTGGACCAACAGCAACAGTTGAGCCAGTAAAATTTAAGTGAAGTCTAGATGGTGCTGAAGTAAATGCAGTTCCAGAAACCTGAACTCTATTAATTGCTGTACCATTTCTATATAATGTAAGTGCACCAGAATTGTTTGCAGTTGGAAGCGTATTAAGTTTAAACCAAAAGCCTAATGTAAATAGACCATCTGAGAACATACCAACTTCTGAAATAGTTGTAGTGTTAAAAAATGGAACGCTTCCTGCTCCAGCATTAGAATTAAACTGCATAGAAAGTCCAGCACCAAATGCTGGAGAATCAGCAACTATGCCAGGATTTCCACCAGAAAGACTCCATGATGGTAAAGCAGTGTTTGTTCCAGTTTGAGTTAATGTGTTACCAGCACCAAACGGAGTATCAAATTCAATACCACGTTCGTGTGTGTAGGATAATAGTTTATCGTGTAGTTGGCTCATAAAAAAAGACTACGCCATTGCTAGCGTAGTCGTTCCTCCTAACAAAACTGATTCTGGGTTGATAGCGGAAATGCTATGCCCATTAATTGTAAGTTTTGTAAGTGGCAGGCAGGTCAACTCAACGACTTGAACAAAGTTATCTACAAAGGAGATAGTCGTTGATACATTAACATCACCAAGTCTGGCAACGAGACATAATGTTAATGGACCTGCCTGCACACATGTATTCATTATGCTACGGTGATTCTTACGATTCCTGTAGCATCCCAGGTAATTGTGAAGTTACCGTTGGATGAAGACTGGTCTGAACCAAAGTCAACATATCCAATAAGTGGACGTGTTGCGTTAGTTGCAGGTGAAGCATTGTAAACCACTGCATAACGAGCAGTGATTGTAGATGAAGACCATGTTACGTCGTCAGCATCAAGAACGATTGTGTTTGATCCTGAGTTGTATGTGTTGGTCTTGTTTGCAAGTGTAATACCACCAGATGTATAGCCTGTTGCTCCTGAGACTTCGTGTGTTGACACGTCGTCAAAGTAGTTGTGGGCATCTTGATCAGGTGTATAACCATTTGTTAGAAGAGCAACCTTGATTGTATCTGTATCAAAGTCAATCTCCTTGTTAAGTGCCTGTGATAGGAAATTACCGTATAGTTTGCTAGCCATTGTCTATTCTCCTTACGCTGTCTTCTCAACAATTGAAAATGCACCAGCATCAGCAACTGCGAAACCACGACGAATACGAGTCTTCAAGACTACGCCATCACGAGCAAATTCGGCATCACGAGAAACAACTGACTCTACGCCACCACGAACACCATTGATGAGCATCTGACGGTTACCGACGATGAGCAATGCGTTTCCTGTTGGTGAATCTGTTGCTGCTGCTGATGTTGCTGCACCGTATGAAACAACTAGTGGATAACCAAAAAGTGATCCTGGTGTTCCTGCTAGTGGATCTGGAAGAACCAAATCGTTGTTACCCTTGATCATTCCACGGATTTCCTTGAGGATCTTAGGGTGTGCCATCCATACTGTATTTGCAGCATCAAACTTTGATGAGTTTTCAGCAAAACCAAGGGCATTGTTGATATCCTCATATGAAAGTGCTCCGCCAGTCTGAATGATCTGTGAAACAGGTGCATTTGGATCTGTTGCTAGTGCACGGTATAGAGATGTGTAAGGCTGACCGTCATCTCCATCGCCTGCAGCAGTTACGCCAAGGCAAGCATTATCAAACTTACGTGCGAAACGGGAAGCCCATTCACGCTTGTAAACTGAAAGTGTATCAACGAGTGAATCGTTAACATCTTCTTCTGAAATATGCATCAATTGTGCATACTTTCTTGCTGTCAATACGATTTCGTCTAGAGTTGGATCTGATGCAGGAATCTCTGCACCTTCTGCAACCACTGTTGGTGCATCTCCAACAAAACGAGGTACTGACTTTGTACGTGAGGCCATTGCTTCACGACGGGCAAAACGTTCTACAGCAGAATTAGCAATAAGGTCCTGAATAACATTGGACCCCTGCTCTTCTAGAATGTATCCGTTAGCCTCTGTCAAATCAACACGACTAATTGTCATTTTTATCTCCTTAAGATAAATATATTTTTAAATTTTAATCAGGAAAATCGTCCAATTTTACCCATAAACTCTAGGAACGTCCGTTGCCTATAGTATGAGTCTATTATATCAGATTTTACCTAAGATTTGTCTTGCTTGTAGTTCTGTTGCTGATATTCTTGTGTTAACCACTGTTGCTGCTGCAGTATCTGCCTGCCCACCAACACGAAGTTTTGCATCAAAGATTTCAGGCAAGTCCTGCCTAAGTAATGCAAACTGGTCTTCAAAACCAATAACATCATTATTATCATCCAGGGAAAGTTGATTAAAATCAACAAACCTTAAGAAACGGCTTGGATCCTTAAGTCCATTGGACTCTAGTTTTGCCTTTACCTTTTCTTCTAACAATTTTGCAGAAAACTTAGCAGCAATCTGGTTTGTATTTTCCAGATCTGCTTCCAACTTCTCTTTTTCTTCTCTGAATTTCTTAGCCTCAGCCTTAGCACGTTCTAACGCACTAAGGACTGCTGCTGGATCTTCAATTTTTACTTCTTGCTCTACCACTTGATTTTCAGATGGTTGTTGTGTCTGCTGTTCCATTTTCTACCCCTTGTTCTACTAGTACATTATTTGTATTTGTGTTTTGTGACAAATCTGTTAAAGATGACTCTTCTGCTGCCATTTTTGCAGCAAGTTCTGTATCATATCCCATTTCAACAAGAACCTGTTCAAGAGTAACTCCAACTACACGCTTCTTTACTGCAACTTCCCAAGCATCTAGGCTTGCAAGTGATTCTGCTGGCTTCCAGACTACATATGCACCAGAATCAATACCCTGAATTAGCAGGATAAATGAAAACATGTCTCTCCAAGCATTACCAAATGAAACCTGGCGATCTTGAATCTTTTTAATTAGTGGTGCTTCTGCTGTACGCAATGCTTCACCACTTGGTATTGATGTTTTCTCAAAGTAGTGAAGTGGAGTACTTGTAATAGATGCCATTGAGCGAACGAATTCTGTCACTGGCTCTGTAAATACCTTATGATCTGCTGGTGGGAACTCTCCAACCTTAGAAATACCATTAAGGTACCAAAGTTCTCCTGGACCATTCTTTAGTCGTCCAAGATTTTCATCTACAGTTCCAGTTTCATTAAAGTCTTCATACTCAGCACCATTTCCTCCAGATGAAAGAGCATAACGCTGTGGAGCACCTTGATAATCAACAGTTGTCATGTGTGTAGCCATCATCTTGTTGATAGCATCCTGTGGACCGTAAGCATCTAGGTGTTCTGGGCGACCATACTGCTTTGTTGTGCGGAAGTGAAACACTGGAACCTGATTCCATGGGTTTTCTACAGTTTCAAGAAGAGTAAAGCCAGTTACTGATGCAACATTCTCAATATCTCCAAAAGTTGCATACTTTTCAATGCGATCTGGATAATACATGTTCATCTTTGTAATATTTTTACCTTGTGAATCAGTGGTTTGCCAAAGTTTTGCAGCAAAACGCTTAATTCTTGGGTTTTCATCATCATAAATGATAATTGTTGTAAGTGGAGAGTTGTAATCAATGGTTATTTCTCCATTTACATCAGTCCACACAATGCCATAGGTATCGCCATAGATCAAAGCATTGCGATGAATCTCATTTGCATCCAACTTGAGATCATTTTTTTCCCAAATCTCATTGATGATGGCACTTTCTTGTTCGTTCATACCAAAAATGTTTGCAATTTCAAGTCTGTGGCTTACTGCATCCACAACTGTCTTGGCAAAGTTAAATCTAAAGTGCTTATTGTTTTGTCTAAACAACTTTAGCCATGTTTGGGTAGTGAAGATTTCTCCTTGAACTGCATTGTAATAAGATTCTGCAGTCAGGTAATGATCTCTACGATCTAGGATGCCGTCAAGGGCAATTTTAATATCAGACATATTCTCTCCTTAGATAATTGATTTGTCTTGTTTCTAGTTTTACTGCTTTATTATCCAAGAAGTACAGGATACCAGAAACAACTGAGTCTAGTACGTCTTCGTGGCTTATTTTAGGAAAAGAATACATCTGTTCTTCCAAAATAGGAAAATGTCCAGTATGTCTTACCTTTCCTTGTTGATAAAAGTTCAAAGCCTTGCCAGCACGAATTTGTTTTGATAGGCTTTGATTTTTTGATCTATATTTGGCATTTACGTTTTTAAAAACATCTTTCCATAGATCTCCACCCTGGTTTACTTCAACATAAAGAACTCCAACCTCATAGTTATCTACAAGTGCTGAAACTCTTTCTGCTAATTCTGAGGGCGACATTTTAACTTGTTCTGCATGACGAACATAGATATTTTCTTTTCCTAGTTCATCAATACCTCTGGACAAAATAGAAATACCTGTGTAGTCAGAAACCTTACCTTTTGTAACTGCTGGGTCAATAGAAATAATTGTGTTTCCATATTCTTCTGCTTCTTCAATCAAAATGTCTTGATTTGTCCAGAATGTACCATCTGTGTTAATCGGACGGTTCATGTAGTTCTTAGCAAAGTCACGAAGATGACGTTGTGACTGAAGCCAGTCCAAAGACCACTTCTCAGGCCATACAGAGCGTTCTGAGCCATCATCATTGAGCATAATGGCTGGATAGTAGTGGGCCTTAACGTTTTGGTCTTTAATCCAAGACAACTCAGGGTCATCATATTCTTCAGCATATTTTCTAAACTGATCCATTACTGAGTTGGGCATAGTAGTAGTTCCCACAAATATCATACGAGCATAAATGTTCATAGGGGCAATATCATCAAAGACTGTATTTTTCTGTTGTCCTGCCTGGTATTCAGAGTAGTTCTTTTCACCCTTTTCAATGTCATCCAGGATAATAAGGTCTGGGCGTTGACCAAACACCTTCTTACCTAAAGAGTTAGTGTCAATACCATTAGCATCAAATATAAAATCATTGCTTTGAATAATACGCCAAGAATTAGATGCCATAGCACGGCCTGAAGATCCCACGATTTTAGGTTTGCAAATTTCTGGATAATCCATCTGTAAATACTCATTTGATTCCAATTCATTTTTAAATGTCATAAGGTGGGTTTCGGCCTGGCTTGCAGCATCAGAGAAAGCAGCAATAAACTTAACGTGTCCATGACAGGCTGCCCACATAGGCAATATAAGAAAGATCCAGGTTGATTTACCGCATTCTCTGGGGGCAATAAAAGCATCTCTATTCTCTTTTGGCACTGTAGGCTTGTGTATCCAAGACTTGCCATATTCGGCTAGGTCTGTATGAAACTCAGATAGCGTTATTTCTCCGTGGGCGTTCATTAGGTGATGAGGCAAATATGTCAAAGCAAAAAGCATAGGATCATACTTGGTTAGTTCTTTTCTGCCCTCAGATATTGCCAATAGTTCTATAGGAACGTCTTTTAATATGTCAGTTGCCAGCATTTAGCCCCTCTTTGCTAAAATCTCAAAAATACTATCTACTCGTTCTTCAATTTTTTCTAATCTTTTGCTATTAATATCAACTTTGTCTTTTATGCTTGAGCCAGAATTAGGTTTGAGTTCCGCTAAGGTTTTAATCATATATCTAATCATTCCAAAGAATCCTCCTGTTACGCCTAAGATTATTACGCCTAATGCAGTTATTGCTTCTGGATTCATGGTTTGGCTACCTGATTATGGTTTAGATATTGAAAATGTTGGAAATATTTTTTGCAGACAGCGAAAAAAACAAAAAGAAAAATAAATTTGGAGCGGGTACCCCCCTCATTATCAAACCTTAACATATCAAACCTCATATGTCAAACCTTCAAACCTTTGTCTTTGATATATTCATTTCTTGCTTTGGCTTCATTGAGCAAATCTATAATAGCCAGATCAGATCCATCCTTACTTCTCTGTTCTTGAATAATAGTAGACTTTCCTTCTATAAGGTTTATGGTTTGGATAGCCTTATGAACAGCACTAGATAACTTATTCAAACCATCACTATCCAGGAAGTCTTGCATTAGGGCTTCTACACATCTATCTAATACTGCTTGTGCTGCTATTAGTTTCTCTTTATCAGAATAGAATACCTTCAGATCTGCCGCCATTTTTGCGAGGGTGTCCATAGTAGGCATTTCCAAACCTCTTTGTACAAACCATTTCTTGGCGGTATGATAAGACTTTGGATATCCTAAATGTCTAAGAGTAGGTCCAATACCCATTTCCTGGGCTGTTTCAATAAAGTCTGTTATTTGTTCTTCAGTAAATGTGCTGTATCCCATAATATCCTCCAAATAAGGTTTGTAGATAGGAAGGTTTGGCAATATTTGACATTACGACGCACGTTTGATAGGATGTTAGTGTAATTACCATATCAAACCTCATCTCCTGATATCAAACCTTCAAGCAGGTCTTGCAATTCTTGTGAAATCATCATATTAATCCCTATCTCAGTCTCAGCAGTTTGATTGTAGAACTCCAGAGTAAAGGATAAGGATCCTTCTTTGTAATATAGGTCTTTAGCGTATGGCATTAGGATCATTCCTTTATCCGTCCCCTGCGAATTTGAGGCTGAAGAAATAATGTTCTTAAATGCTAAATTATCGTCCATAACCACCTAGTTTGTGCATCACTGCATTAAGTATACCAGAAGTTAATGAAAAAGAAAAAAGAACACAGAGATCAGTGGGTGGGGGCGAAACTCTGTGTCCTTAATTCCGTGATTGTGATTCTGAGGAAACAACCATCACTAGAGGTGAAACTGTTGGCTACAACAGATCCCTATAAGTATATCATCTATTGTTTTTACGTTCTTTAGCCTTTTTAACATAACCCTGTACTCTCTTAGACCAGCATGGAGCACAGTATGAGCCTCTACCATCTGCTGAACTCTTTTTCCTGTAGAAAGCATTAATTGGCTTCTTCAAACCACAGTCTCTACAAACCTTAGAATCTCTTATAATGGTTGGACCATTCTTGTATCTAGACTCTGCCATTCTCTTGTTATCGGCAAGTAAACATATCCTGCACCAGTGTTGGTATCCATCTGGTGATTTAGTTCTCTTATAGAATTCAGAATATTCTTTAGTTTCCCCGCAATTATTACAAAACTTCATCTTTTACCCCATATCTATTTAGCCATTCATTGTTTGCATATGTTTTGAGCCTGTGACAGTTGCAGCAAAGAGTCCAAAGATTATCTTCGCTATTGTTTCTCCTATTGCCATCCTTGTGATCTACCTCAAGTTGAACGGCATGTGCTGGTATGAAGTTACACACTTCACAGTAATGCTTTTTGTTTCTTGTACTTGCCTTATGGCAACCAAAACATAAAACCCCATATCTTGTATTGCCATTCTTGTCTAACCCTACATTTTTTGATAACTTGCCACATGGACAAATTCTTCTTTCAAGTGATCCTGTTGCTTTACCCATTATTTTCCACCCATCCTATTTCTTCTAAGTGCCCGTTACAAAATGGACAACTGCGTTCTGTTGTATTAATCTGTTTGCAATCCTTACACCAATATATAATTGTTAAGCCAGGTAAAGGTTGCAATTGTTTTCCTCTGGTTCTTTAGTTTTTGTTGTTTTAATATAATAAGTAGTATCTATAGTAGTATTATGTCCATCTATATTGGACAACTGAATTGTCTTTTTGGACAACTGAATTGCTTTTCTGGACAACTGAAAATCATAATCATCACTAAACTCATACACTGATATATTTGCTTCTGTCTTAGAAACCTGGAATATGATCCCAGCAGCAAGAAGATAATCTCTTACCTTCATTGCCGTCTTCCTGTCAACACAAGCGTCTCTGGCAACTGAAAGCCAAGAAGGTTTAACTCTGGTTCCAGTCTTATAATCTCCATACATTGACAATGCCCAACAAACTGCTTTAAAATGAGCAGGGTTAATGTTATGTGCTTTTATAGTAGCACTGTCTAATTCCTTAATTACCACCCGAAATTCGTGACTGTTCATAGTGTTTCTCCTCTTACATATAGTATAGCATATAAAAGGAACTATGCAAAAACAATAGTGCTAATGTCTAATTAAACTATTATTCTTCAAAATCTTCATTACCAGCCGCTTCAGCAGCCTCTTCAATTTCAGATAATATGGCCTGAGCCTCTTCGTAAGCAGCAGCCATAATGCTATTGCCTTCTTCTACGATCTCACCCATAAAATCCATATATTCGCCAATATCAACATCAGTCCAACCATCATTAATATCTGCCTGTGCATTTTCTCTAAATTCTGGAACAACATAATCATTAAATACGGTTTCTTGGCCAGCATTTCCAACCATTCCGCCCATAGTACCTAAAGCATCAGACAATCCTGCTTTTACAACTTCTCTTGCTTCTGCTATTGAAATACCACTACTAACTGCACTGGTAAATGCACGGAATAAACCCATTATAGAGTTCCTTGATATTTAACTGCCTTCATTAAATAAGACTCAATTGTGTTGAATGCGTTTAGAATTGGCTGAAGTGTGCTTATTTGCCAAACCGAATCACCAAGTATCAAATTACCATTTGCATCTTTAATGTCTTTAATTAAAAATCCAATAGCCAATGGCTCATCAGAACGAATTGTCATCTTATTGCTTTGATCAAGTCCAGCAGTAAGATTAATAGGCTTAGAAAAGTAATACTCTATTTGAGAATTACTACCAACCTGTCTTCTAACAAACTTGTACAATTCTGCTGAAAATTTATGCCGTGCGATTGTCATTGGTTTCATTATGCAGTTGTCCATTCAGTTGTTGTTGGGTAATCTGGATATGAAATATTTCTTGTTAATTTTCCAGTAACAATTGATCTTGATTTGACAAAAGATATTTTATTACAAGTCATAACAGCCAAAGGAGCAATCCAAGGCGATGCATTATCATTATTTCTAAAGGTTGTATAAGCATCATTCTGGCCAGTAGTTGATACAGACATTTGCTCATAAACGATATCTTCATTGTCATTCATGTAAGCACATTGATATGCAACTGCCCGTTTCAATAATTCAATATCTCTAGTGTTTGTAACATCAGCCTCAAGTTTGCCAACATATGCTTCTATTACATATTGTGCTCTTGTTACTAGTTGATTGTTAACAATCTTACCAGTAATATTTTTTACGTCATTTGTATTTGCAAACATTTTTTTCCTCCTATTCTGCTAACCATTGTAATCCAAGCCATGTCATACTTAGGACTGGAATTTGTGTTGTTGTGAAGATTTCTTCAGTAGCATCAGTATAAAGGTCTGACTGATACTGTAAATCTCCTTGATTTGTCTTTTTTCTAATTAAGCCATTGCTGCAATGAGACTGAGACTGAACTATTGCTCCACCACCACCAGTTGTTGGTGTTGTTTGTCCAATTAGATTAGATATTTCAGAGAAATCATATAGATTTTGTTTGTTTAGTCTCTTGGTTGAATACTGCCATGCTGCCGTCTGCACTGTTTCAGAGTTTTGTCCAGCAGTAACATTTTGAATTAAACCTGTATTGTAATCAGATCTACTAAATGCATACCCATTTTCAACACAATTTACAAATATTTTTCCACTGCCATATGTTGCTGCAATTGTAGTTGCATAATCGTTGTATGGGTTGGTCACAAGAGTTGCACCATTATAAACTAAATTAGAAAACTTAGTTACCATAACTCCTAAATTAATAGAATTCTGCGGGAAGGCTGCTAGAGGGGCTGTTCCACGTTGGTTGTATAGATAACCAGGAAGTTGACCATTTAGTGTCTCAGGGACCGTTGTAAGGCCTGGGATGATGAACTCATCGCCTTCTTGCAGTCCAAATTGTCGGTAATTATATTTAATATGATAATCACTATTTATCCTGTCTGGAGAGTAAGTAACAAAGTCAGACATAGTGTATGTTTGTTTATTTGTTAATCCAGGCACTACTGTTGCAACTCTATGTTTATTATTTCTATGTGTATCAAAATAAGCACTTGCTGGCTCGCCAGATTCAAATGGGCTAATTGATGCTGATTGGGCATCTCCAGTTATGTTAAGCATTTGATCTACCTCAACATACCGACTAACAATGCCCAAATCAAGAGCAAGCATTGGACTTGAAACATAAAGTGATTTGCCAGAGTTTACGGCTGATTTAAGATTATTGACAAAATCTTTATATATTTCGTTAGCCTTAACATCTGAATATCCAAACAAAGAGTCTACAATTTCTTTATTCTGTGTTGGAAAATTCATAAATGCAATAATGTCATAATCAAAATCAATGTCTGTATTAACATTTATAAATCTTGCGTTACCGTATTCATCAGCCCAAGGGGTTGTATGAATTGGATATGATGATAATGTAGATAAAGATGAATTGCTATCAATTTCTCTCCATGTTTGAGCACTTTTTCTTAAATGTGTAACATTTTCAACTTGAACAAAAGTTTTATTTGCATACTTACCTTGCTCAACATAAACATGACCATTTAATAAATCTTTTGCATCTATATCTTCAGGCCTTGTCATTACTTGATCATTGCCATTAAATATCCAAATACCATTTTCATTTTTCTTTGATTGACCAAAAAGTAAAACTCTGTCACCAGGATTTAGATAAACACCACCAAATAACAAATTGGTTATTGTTGTTGCATATGGATATACACTGTTTAAAACTCTTGAATCATCTGTTGAATCAATTTGAAGCGGACTTCCATTTAGTGCTCTTTTTGATGGATTCTCAAGGCCAGCGGTTGATGCACTCATCAAAAGTCCAGGATAAGGAATAAACATGTGCGTTCCGACAGCAGCACGAACATTTTTAAAAAATTGTCTTTGTTTTTCTTCTGGATTTAAATCTAAATTAAATGTTTGTGTTGGACTAAGCAAATTTTTATGTGTCATACTATATGAATAAACATTATATGTTTCATCAAATTCTAAACCATTTAAGTTTTTAGTTTTATCATTTAACAAATTGTTCCAGTAAAGTTTTAGGATTTTTGGTTTTGATGTTGTAATAGTTGGCTGAATAATTTTTGCTTGTGCTTTTCCAGTTTTTGCTTTTACAATACGTGATGAATCATCATTAATCATTGAATAAATATAATTAAGATTAATCATGTGTGGAGAAAGCGCAATGCTTTGTCTAAAAACAAAGTCTCTAATTCCTCCTGTATAGTTTGTTTTTTTAATTTCATCATCAACCCAATCTGGTTTTAATTCAAATTGAATAGGATTCCAATATTTAACTCCTGCATTTAAACTATCATTAAATAGAACCATTGGTGTTGGTAAAATGTCTGTTGTTTTAATTGAAAAATCACGCATTTCAAGATTATTGTCTACCCAAATTTCAAAACAACCATCTCCTTCATATTGTTGCTCACTTGTTTTAAGCGTAAACTTATTTGGTCTATTAATAACAACATGGTGCCAATTTCCATCTACAAGGTTAGTTTTACCAAAAAACTCAACATACTTTTTGTTTGGTCCATAAAACACTTCATATGAAACTCTAATAATACCATCTACTAAATCAACTTTAAATGATCTGTAATAACTTCTTCCGTCTGTTAATGTTAAACCCTTAGATGGGTCTGGAAATGTTATGAATTGTGGAGGCACACCACCTTGGCCTGAATTCATTTGTACTGTTATATGGCCACCTGGATAAGCCTTTTCTTCGCCAGCAACAATTCCATAAGATGGTCCAATCTCTATTTGTTGCGATACACGTGAAGGACCTCCTACATTAAGAGGATCAAACTCATTTTTAATTCCATCTTCAACTTCAATAATTTTTGTTTGTCTTCCAGGTGTATTTTTGGGAGCATTTAATATGGTTTCACCTTCACCAGTTAAAGAGCCTGAAAGAAGAGTACAATTTTCTTTAGTGGGTCTTATTGTAAATTCTATTGAACCAGTTTTCCATGATTCGTTATATAATCCCCAAAACTCAAATGGGTTTCTAACGTCTGGAATTTTTGGAACATCATTATTAAATCTCCAATACATTGAGTCTGTTACTTCAGCATAACCCTTATTTCTTGGACCACCAGTTTCGTATGTTGGGCATGTTCCAAAGTAGTATGTAAATCCATTAAAGTTTCCACCAGGATTTTTTCTTTGTCTTAGTTGACCACTACTTGTATAGTACATCCATGTTGGAGTGCTTGGATTTATTGGATGATCATCTGAACTTCCAGTATCAAAAATGTACCAGATTGCTGGATCTAATCCTAATGGTGTTTGATTGTCTATTCCTTGATTTTGTCCAAAAAAGACTTCAGCCTCAGTTGGCAACTGCCCTCTTGTTTCTAGGCTTTCATCATTAAATGATGGAATGTTTTCTAATTTAATATATACGTCTTTCATTATGAATCCACATCTCCTATCGTCCATCGTCCTGAATAATTACTTCCTAGAGGAACTCTTGATTGCTGAATAATTAGTGCATTATAAGGATCAAAATATGGATCACTATTTACCATAAATATACGTGCAAGCATTGCGTTGGCACCAACCGTTTGAATAATATTTGGACCAACAAAAAACGCACTTGCAAGCATAAAGTCTGCAGCAAAATTAATCTGTCTGACATCATCACCATAGAATCCTGGTTCAACTGCTATTGCTGATGCTGTTAATGGTGTTGCAGTAATAATAACTTGATATGTTGTAAATACCGTTGGAACAAAGGCCTGTGCTGATGCAGTAAGAGGTGTTGCTGTGATTGTGCATCCAGTACCAAATGTTGGGTTGACTAATGTTGCATTTTGGCCAAGGAAGAAATCTGCGTACCATTCATTATTGTCTTTTGCTGGCATTGCTGTATAAAGATTTGCAACTTGTGTATCTGTTAGTGTTGTTTTTGCCCAATGAATTTCATCAACATAAATTTTTATGTTTTGTGGATAATCCCATAGACCAGTGCCAGGTCCTTGTGTTCCAGTGTAAGCCCAAGAAGTAATCATTCCACCAACAGCAAGTCTTGGATGATTGTATGTTTCGCTATTTGCA